TTACTCTAAGCGGATTACTCCCAGAACGATAGCAATAGAGTAAATGTCATTTAAACTTATGTCGAAAGGGTCATAATTAGCGTTATCGCTTACCAGTTGTATACAACCTTCCTGTTTTGATGGTTTTACTCTTTTTACAAGGGCACCTTGTTCAGTATCCAATACATACGCCTTATTCCATTGAAAAAACTTACCTAGACTTATTTTCTTACATGCTAAAAGATCTCCTGAATTGTATTTAGGAGACATCGAAGATCCTTTAACCCGTATCATAAACTCAGCTTTTAATTCTGTGAATTCAGGAACTACATAAAAACTAGTATCATAATCCATGATTTGCATAGAACCAGTTCCATATCCTGCCATTGCTTCTATTGGTATAAGTGGAAGACCTTCATTTGGTTCCCCTGTTTTCATTAATAACATATTTTTTTTTAACATTTCTCCTTCACCAGTTAAAAGCCAATTAGCATTTATATCATCACATTTTGTGATAATCAATTCGTAATCTATAGTATTTCTTGACTTCCAATTTGATAAAGTATTTTGTTTTATTCCCAAGAAATCAGCGAAATCAGTATCTGTCTTGAATCCAAGATGAGTTTTTATATCATTAAGAATCAGAGATTTATTCATATTTAATCAAATTTTGTGTATTATAATTTGTTAATATCCCAAAATGTGTAATATATTTGTTCCGTAATCGGAAATAAAAAAGCAATGAACAAAGAAACAAAAAAACGTCCAAGTTACAATACGGAAATCCTCAAAGCACTAGCTGCGGAATTTATGGTAACTACTCGCTTTGTACGTATGTGTATCAATAAGGAAAGTAAGAGCTTAACAGCCGACACAATTCGTAAGAAATATTATGAATTAGCCAATCCATCACTTAAAGCACTTGAAAATTTTAAAACCAATGGTTATGAAAGTACTAAGGAAAATAATACAGAGGGTAATTAAGGTTCGACCAGTTGCTGTAAACATGATGTTTTCAGAGAAGGTAATTATTTATCAATGGATAATATTAGGAGTAATCACTCCATGGAAATATTCCAAAAAAATATAAACACCTCCCGCCACGGCTTAGCGGAGCTTCGACACTCCGGCGGGAACAAAAGGCAAAACCTTTATCATGCAAGAAAAAAAACTAACATACGAATATCATAATAACATCCTTTCAATACCAGCTAGCCTGGTATATGAAGAGTGGGGATTGATGTCTTATGAAAATTATAGGAAAAAATGTGATAGAAAGCAACTTATAAGGTCCAGACCAGGAAAAGGAAAAGGATCTGATGCTTTATTGAGTTATCATGATCTACCTGAAAGTATCAAAACGGTCTGCATCGAGAAATTGGGTGATTATCGTACAACTGTGAAGCGTAATGATCTGGAGCCTTATATTATTCCTGATCCGGCAGCAATTCGTTTTTTTGCGAAGCACCGCAATCCTGACGGAAAAGAATTGACAGACAAGAAAAAGCTTGAAAGAGCTACTAGCTGTCATATTTTAAATGCTATTAAAAGCCTTTTTAAAGACAAAAATTTTGCATCTAAAAGCAATAAACAGAAAACGAAGATCTGGGAAGAGGTTTCTAATGCTGTTAATGCTCTGGATATTGAAAAATGGTATCATAACCTGCCAACTACACCCAAAAACCTCAAAATACGATTTTCCCGCTATGAAAAAGAAGGTTACGGATCTTTTATCCATAAAGGAGAAGGAAATCAGCGTACGGCTATTATAAAGGGCGAAATCGCCGATTATCTTATGGCGATGTACTGTTTACCTATAAAATACAGTATTCCTGAGCTTATTGCGAAGTATAACCAGGTTAAATATGAGAACGGTTGGAGCGATATTACAGAGAGCGCTGTTAGCAAGTTCCTGGACAAACCGGAAAACCAGCGTGTATGGGTACTTGCACGCCACGGGAAGCAAGCATACGACAGAAAATACAAACATACTACTACCAGAGATAAAGAAAGATGGTTCCCGAATGTTTATTGGGCGATTGATGGTACTAAACTGGATCTTGTTTTCTATGATCCGGAAAGCTCTAATAAAATGAGTGCTTTGCAGCGTGTAGACGTTATTTTTGATGTGTATTCGGAGAAAATTATCGGCTGGAGCCTTTCTGAAACAGAAAATCACGCAGATCACTTCAGAGCCTTGAAAATGGCTGTACAAGCTACAGAAGTAAAACCATATTTATTCACATACGATCAACAATCCGGGCATAAATCAGCCAAAATGCAAGCTTTATATTCTCAGCTAGTAGCTTCTGAAGAAGGTGAACATTATCCGCACAGAGCAAGAGGACACGGAAGCCCTGCGGAAGGTCTTTTAAATCTTTTCCAGGAGCAAGTTATTACCAAATTCTGGAATACGGACGGCCAAGGTGTAACGGTAAAAACGGACGATGCAAAGGCAAACCCTGATTTTATAGCTCAATACAAAGAATCATTGCCAACCAAAGAGCAAGCTATAAAGCAGTGGGAAGCTGCTGTAAGAACCTGGAACGCAGGAAAACACTCCCTGAAGGAAAAAACCAGAAATGCAACACACGCAGAAGAAATGCCGGAATCTGAAACACTTTCCCTTTCTGAAATCATGCGATATATGTGGATTGAAGAAAAGAAAAAGCCGATCACTTATCGTGCTGAAGGTATCAGCGTTGAAGTTGATAAAAAGGTATACAAATATGAGGTATACGACGAAAACAGAAACATAGATCTTGAATTCAGAAGATTAAACGTAGGAAACAAGTTTGTCGTTCGCTATGACCCAGATAATATGGAAGGCTTTATCCAGCTACTGAGATTGACACCTGAAGGCGATACCTATTTTGTAGCATTTGCCGAACCGAAACGCAAGTTTGAGACGGTTAAGAAGCTTCAGAAGCCGGGCGAAAAAGAAAGATGGTACAAAGATCACAATGTTCGGGATAAGGAATACAAGCGGGATAAAAAAGCCCTCGAAGATCTGGAGCGCCGAACCGGAATAAGCCGTGAAGCTCTTATCGCTCAGCAGGAGTTTGAACTCAAAATGCAGGGTACAATTAACAGCAAAGCAATGAATATCAATACAGACAGAAAGAAATCATTATTAACTCAAATATAACTGCCATGACAAACAACCATAAAACAATTATCGCAAAAGAAATGTTTCGCCTAGCGGGTGACGGACGCAAAAGTAAAGGGATCTTTAAATATTCTCAGGTAGAACTAGCGAATCGCTTAGGAATCTCCAATGCTTCAGTTAGCAATATGATCGCAGGTAAATGGACTTCTATCTCAGAGGCTATGTGGAGAAAGGTCGAAAATACACTAAGAATAGACATTGAGTGGAATACAGCCGAAACTGCCAATTTCGTAGCACTTACGGAGCTTTTAGAAACTGCTCAGGCAGATCAGTTAACGGTTGGAATCAGCTATGATGCTGGTGTAGGTAAGTCTCATTCATACAAAGAATATGAGCGCTACAAAAAGAATGTTATTTACGTAGAGTGTAAAAAATACTGGACAGTTAAAACCTATGTTAAAAGCCTTTTAAATGCAGCAGGATTAAAAGCCGAAGGAACTACAGAAGGGATGTTAATCGAATTTACGGAGCATGTTATGGGGCTTGAAGATCCGATCATTATTATCGATCAGATGGATAAGTTAAGAGAGGGCGCATTTGACTTGTTTATGGATATCTGGAATGACCTATTTAGATGCTCTGCTTTTGTAGTATCTGGTGTACCAGCTCTTAAAAAGAGAATCCTACGCGGTGCTAAAAATGATAAAATAGGATATCGCGAATTACACTCCAGACTACACAAATCATTTTTAGAGCTAAATACTATCGATCTGGACGACGTTCGCGCGGTATGTCTTGCCAACGGTTTAACAGATGAAGAAGAGATCCTATTGATAAATAACCGTTGCGAAGGCGATCTACGTGTAGTGAGAAAGGACATTAAAAAATATTTCATCTTAAATAAAAAAGCCGCTTAGAATATGCCAGAGAATCAGGAAACGTATACTGTACCTCCTGCTTATAGCTGGGCTGATATCGAAAAGCGAAAGTTTAAAACCTTAGAATTTGAAGGCGTTTGGCGGGATTTAATCGGAACGCCGGAGGTTTCCGGGAGCTGGATTATCTGGGGACTGTCAGGAAACGGAAAAACCCGCTTTTGCCTCCAATTAGCCAAATATATGGCAGGATTCCAGAGAGTTTTTTACAATACACTGGAGGAAGGTATGAAACTCAGTTTTAAACAAGCTTTAGAAGATAATAACATACAGTCTGTAGGAAATCGCTTCTGTTTTCACAAAGAAAAGCTGCCACAGCTACTGGCGAGATTAAGACAAAAGAGAAGTCCCAATATTATTATCATAGATAGTTTGCAGCACTTTAGAATCACTCAGGCAGAATATTATAACCTTCTGGAGGAGTTTCCAAACAAGCTATTTATTTTCATAAGCCACGCCCAGGGAAGCCAGCCAAAAGGCGAACTAGCAGATGAGATCCGCTACAACAGTGACGTAAAAATAAGAGTAGACAAATTTATCGCCACACCCGTAGAAAATACCAGATATGGAGGTAACAAGCCATACACGATCTGGGAAGAGGGTGCAAGAAATGCCAATATTAAAATAACCTAAAATGCAAATTACAACATTACACCTCAAAGAAGCCTTAGCCTTCGACAGTATATACCAAGTGCTTTCCTGGTATGACCGCGCAAATGCTCATTTATTCCTTCTTAATAAATCCGATGAGCTTACGCCCAGAGCTTCAAAACTGACCATGATAGTAGCGGAGCATCATTTGGAATCACCAAAGATGAGATATAAGGAAGATAGAGCCTGCTATTATAAGCAAGAGTACAAAGATTGCCCATTCGATGAAATGCCACCAGAATGGCAACCTTTAGACCAATATCGGGCATTTAACCCAGAAGTAACGAAGCTTATTAAAAATTTAAAATAATTACCTATGAACACCCTCGAAATTTATCCTCCTTCAGAAGAGGAATTAAAACAGATCATCGAAGAGCTGGAAAGCCGTTTAGATGAAGCTGAAAGCCCGGCAGAGTATTACGAATACCAAACACAGCTTACAGCAAAACGCAAAGAACTCACTGAACTATTATCCTTAAAACAATAATTCCCTATGAATATCAGAAAAATAATTAAAAAGTTAGAAAAAATTGGAAGTCTACGTACGGTTAATATTGAGACTGCCAAAAATGAGATTACAGTAACCTTTGATGATTGTCAAGTAGCAAAAACAAGAGCTGATAAGAATGAGTTTATGAAGGCTGTAGATGAGCAATTTCGAGGCAAAGGATATAATTATATGATTGACTTCAGTAGATCCGAGGTATACTATTTAACAGTTATAGAGAAAAAATGTGTCCACATGCTAGATGCGCTTTTTTTATATAGTCCTGTTTATTCTGGGGTTCCGAGAAAATCAAGGGTAGCCGAAATGTGTAATCAAAACCCTTGGCCATCGCGTATGAAAATTTATGTAGATCCTGCAAATACTGATTCTAACCCTGTAGCCTATACATTTTATAGCCCTTATACAATACACCCCAAAGGTGATGCTACTAACTCAAAAGATGAAATTAACAACCCTAAACCTTAACAATGAGCAAAATTAACTTAACAGAATTAACAGTCGAAGAATTAGAAACTGCTCTGGCTTCAAAAAAACAAATTGACCAGGAAGCTGAAGAAAAAAGAAAACAGCAACTGACCTCCGAAGAAAATAACCTGGTTAACAGTATTGTGGACGAATACGTGCAGCAGAATGAAAACCTTTCAACATTAAAAGAGCTGCAAGCTGAAGCAATTGTAAACCATAATAAGAAGATGTACGCTTCACTCGGAAAAGAGCCAAAAGAAGCCAAAACCATCACGATAGGTACTGACAATGGCCAAAGAAAAGTAGAGCTTGTATATAGTGATCTTCTGGGCTTCAATAGCCAGGCACCTATACACATCGATGCGATAAAGGATATCCTAAAAGAAAAGTTTGCAGATGTAGATCCAGGATTCTACGATTTTGTCGATAGCATCCTGATAAAAAATACCAAAGGTGACTATGATCCGAAGCTCCTGGCTAAAGCTAGGCAAAAAGCAGCAAAACTAAAGAATCCAGAAACGCTTTTAGAGGAATTTGACAAACTGGAAAAATGTCGAATAGTCATTGGTAAATCCCGTTATGTTCGGGCTTATCAAAAGGATGAAAATAATAAGTGGCAAAATATATCTCTTAATTTTTCATCCCTATAATGGCCGGGATCTATGTACTTATCTGGGGGCTTTTTATGCTCCTGATAGTAGAATTCTTTGAAGAAAAATAATAATAAAAAATCAATATGGAAAAAACATTAGGACAAATCAGAGTAAGAACGGATTTCAACGTTACCAAAGCAGATAACATATCGCTGGTAAAACAGCAGACAGCGAACCTTATAGATATGCTGGAGGATCTCAGGAAAGACAATCGCTCTATGATAGATCAAGAAAAACAAAGGCTTATTTCAATAACCCAATCGAAGTACGAAGAGGCTGCAATGTTCGCAGTTAAAGCATTAACCACAGAAAATTAAAATTATGTACGAAACATTTGAAGAATGGTGGGACGCTTTTGTTGAGTTTGTCCGCGGAATGGGTTACAACGGCTTTATAGATTCGGATTCTTTTCAGGAAGATTACGAACTGGGAGCAGAACCAAGAGAAGCCGCAGAAATTTTTGTCAAAGAAATGAACGATTAAAATAATTGATAGGTACCCCCGAAAGCAGGACTAAGCAGGTTCGATCCCTGTCGGGGGTTCAAAGTAACATAATAATTCTAAAGTTATGACCCCAAAAGACGAATTAAAAGCGGTATTCTCTCACCGCAATCCGATCGAAATTGCCTGCATAATTAGTGGCTTTACCGCACACAGAACAACAATGATCGACGAACTGACCGAAAAGGAAATACAGGATCTCCTTAATATTTATACCCTGAAACAAGTAGAAAAGAAAAAGGATCTTTCTCAGGATGAAAAAGCCTGTAAAAGTTTAAAAAGTAAGATCCTGGCCATTGCTGAAAAACAGGGTTTAAAAGAACCTCATTCCTGGGATAAGTTTAATAACTGGATGCTCAGATCCTCAATACTTAAAAAGTCTTTAAATAAGTACGACCTGCCCGAATTAAAGCAATTACTAAAACAGATGCACGCATTGAAAACCAATAACAATAAAAGCGCTGCTAAACCAATGACCGCCGCCTGGTGGAAAAAAGGAGTAGAAAACATAAATCTTAACTAAAATCAATATGGGAACATTGTATTATGCAACGTTAAAAACGTCAGAAACTGGGAAAGCCTTCCAAAAGCTTGTAGATGAAGCTGCAAGAATCAGAAAAGAAATTAACGCATATCTCGATGAAATTGGCGCCGATGACTATGCCTGTGATCCTGGTTCAGCTTTCGGTACCGGGATTGTTGAAGTCAGTTTTGTGACTGAGCCAGATCCAAAGATATGGAAGAAATCGAAGTATTACCAAGGATTTTATACTCCTCGCCTTTCATCCAAAGAAGGAAAGAAAGTCAAAGAGAAATTTAATGAATTCGATACTATCGACGATGATGCTCTAAATAGAATTGTCGGTATGAGATCCATTATAAGAACTGTCGGATGTAACACTGGCAAAGGAGCCTTTTGTGGTTTTGCTACTGATTCAGAGTGGGGGGCATCAAATGCCTATCGATTGTACTGAGATCACCGGAACAGAGTTTGAAAATCTTTAAAATATGAGAAAGCCAAAATTAGAATTAGACATCGAAAGTGCAGTTAGTGATCTTTCATTGAAAATGATAAAAGAAAAACGTATTGCCATTTTGCGGTATTGCATTGAAAAAAAAGGGTACAAGAATTTTGATGTAGAAAAATTGTCTCAAGAGGACGAAGACATTAAAAATTATGCTGTTCCGGTTTTAACATTTAGATATGATGGAGAATTGTTGTTTAGAGAATTTCCTACGGGAAAGTTTCCCTATATGTTAAATAAAAGATATGAATTAGCGGTATGATTACACGGAAAATAATGAAAATAGTCTCACACTGTACAGACTGTGAGTTTTCAAAAGAGTATCAAGAGCTTGCCGGAAATACGTCCTTTGTTCTAATCTGCAATTTTGAGAGAAACGAAAGGCTCGAAATTCCAAAATCTCCGTTTTTATTAGCTCAAAGTAACAGCAGAATAAAAAACTACGATAGTATAGATATACCACATAATTGCCCCTTAGAAACTTATGAGGAAGATTAAACAAAAAATACAGCGCTGTATTTGTAAACTAACCACTCCAATAGTAAAAGGATATGATCCTTTACCAATAAAAGACAGCGCAGATTACTTACATGATCCTTCACAATTGGAGAAATTAGGATTTAAAAAAGATAAATATACAGGTGACTGTATAATCCCGATAGGTGAAGATAATATTCTACATATATCTTTTAAATATGGTAATGTAACCGCTTATTTTTCAAATAGAGTTCTTCAGTATGTTATTTTTCTTAGAAAAGTTGAAACGGAATACCAGGTGAAGAAACTATACAATGCTTTAACAGATAAATACTTATAAAATGAAAATTAAATTAAAAACTATCGTTTGGATTTTGCTTGGTTGTGCTGCTGGCTGGCTATTAATGAACGTAAGATTAAAAGAAACTTATGAGACACAAACAATATTAGATAAAATGATTGTTGAGAACCGTTCGGGAATGCCACAGTATTATGTTATCATAAAAGATAGCTTAGGAAATATCAACCAGAAAGAAACTGGTGTAGAAAATTATGCTATTTACAAGGTAGGAAAAAGTTATCGCTTTTCAAGTCTTAAAATTGTAAGGAAATGAAAATAACATTCAGAATAGATCCTGAAACGTTGCACCTGGTGCATAGAGTTGTACTGGATAATTGCCAGGCGGTTGCTTCAACAGGAAGGCGTTGTAAAAAATCTATGCATGTAGAGCTGTGGGAGATCCTCAGTAAGAAATGTATTTCCTATAATGTGAACCCAAACGGAAAAGATAGAAGTCTAAACCTCCGTTATCATTTGGTTAATGAAATGTATGAGCTGCTACTAGCAGAAATAAACCACCCGTCTCTAGGTGTTTATGAGAGTAACAAATTGGATATCCTAAAAAATAAAATACATCCTTTATTATGAAAAACTATGTAGCAATCCACAAAAAGAGCGATCATAAGATAAATCTTACGTACGACACATTTGGTGTACTGGTGAAAATTGAATTTGCGGGTGAGCGTTGGAAATCTGAAACCATTAACTGGATATTCCAGCCTGGTAGGTTGCCTTTATCGGAATCGGAGATCTGGCAACGGATAGAAAACAAATCTCTGGAGTTTAATTATATGGAAATTCCTTCAGATTTAAGTTTCTCCAATTTCTGGAATATATTCGCTAATAAAAAGGGTAAAATACCCAGTGCGCAGAAATTCTGGGAGAAACTCACAGACGCAGAGAAGATCGAAGCTCTTTTGTACATCCCAAAGCTTCACGCTCAGAAGAAAGCAGACGGCACAGCTCTCCCTTATCCACAGACATACATATCCGGTAAGTATTGGCTGGCAGAAAAGATTTAATTAACCTTTAAAACCTCTTTAAATGATAGTCCTATTAACAATACTATGTTTACTAAATGCAGGGTTTTTAATATTAAATTATAAAATAAGAAATTATAAATCTGCATTTGTTTCTGCATTTGTTGCAGGGTGTTTATTTGGGCAGATTATCTATGAAATGATTGTAAAATGATTAAAACAACTGAACTAAAAGAAATTGTCAAAATGAATATAAAAATGAACATCCCTCAGGGCGATATAATAAGTTTTCTGCAAATGAGAGACTATGAAATAAAAGCTTTTGTCCAGGTTATACCAGCCGAAGAAAGTATGTTACTCAGTGAACCCAGAAAAGAACTACATACCTTTACAGCTACAAAGGAGGATGAAGAACAAAGCGAAAATATATTGTATCTGAAAGTATTTGAAAAGGAAATTAAAGAGCTTTTAAAAGGCCTTTAAACAATAATTTTAAAATACATTACGGGTTTCCGTAATGCTAGAAAAAAATGCTAATTTAAATTTGTCATTAGAAATGAAGGTTAAAATTGTAGCATGAGCTGTAACATTGGTAGCCCCGGAATTTCTGGGGCTTTTTTTGTTTTTAACAAAAATTTATGATAAAAATATATTATGTTAAACAATTTATTCAATTTAAATAATTAATTTCGAAATGTTAACCAATTAAAAATCATTAAAATGAAAAAATTATTATTAATTGCAGCCATTGGTGTTGCAGGTTTAGTAAGTGCAGCTACTACTACCACAAATAAGACTAGCGATTTAGCAAAAACAATCAGATATTTTGAAATAATATCAAAATCTGGCTTTGCAGCTTATGATACAGCAGATAAGGGTACTTGTTTTGTTTATGGAACTTATATAACAGATACAAGTTCTGGAGTGACTATTTTTAAAGCTGCAAGCCTTGCTACCCAGGCAACAATTGTTGCCCCACCATGTACCGGTGAAGGAAGTTATTTAGTTTAATTTGATTAAAAAAATAATGGTCACAAAATCTTCAATTTTAGCTATAATATTTATTCTGTTGTGTAGTTGCACTACAAAAATAAGGAATCAGCCTATGGCAGATTATTATTCTCCGTCTAAAGATTTTTATAACAATATCTATGATGGTCAGCGTTTTTTTTCACAACAAAATGAAAACACCTTAGTATTAATAAACAATAAGAAGAGAGACCTTTCTGATTTTCATTCAGAGATAAACAAAAATAAAATTAAAGGTTTTAATGTTATTAAGGATAGTATAGAAATTGCACGGTTAGGATATTCTTATAATAATATTAAAAGCATTATTATTGCAACCACTAAATAAATAATTATAATGGCTGTTTATAACAGCCATTTTTTAATATAAACTTATGAAAAAAATATCTTTAATTCTTTTGATTCTAATTTATAATTTTTGCTTTTCTCAAAAGACAGCTTTTAATTCCGATTTACAAATTATTTATGGATTGGATTTCAAGCCTGATTCAACATCTAATAAATCACAAAATGAGATTGTTAGTTTGTATATTGGTAAAGATAAATCTATCTTTCAAGATAATAAAAAGTTTCAAATAGATTCTTTGATAGCCAGTCAGGAGCATTTTCAATTCCCATCTAAACCGCTATTCAAGGTAAATCATGTAATATTTAAAGATTACAAAAAATCGGAGCTAGTTTATAGTGAAGTGATTGACAAAGCATTAGTTGGGTATAAGGAGCCTCTTTTACAAATGAAATGGAATTTAAAAAATGAATCTAAAGAAATATTATCCTATACTTGTTATAAAGCTGAGACAGAATTTAGAGGAAGAAAATATGTAGCATGGTATACAAAAGAAGTTCCATTTCAAGATGGTCCATATAAATTTGCAGGTTTACCAGGATTAATTCTTGAAGTATATGATAATAAAGAAAATTTTCATTATAAATTATTAGCAATTATAAAAAAAGATAAACAAATTTTATATGATACTAATGTTCACTTCACAGATAGAAAGAGACTAATTGAAGCTAAAATGAATAATATTACGAAAAACTCAAAAAGTGTAATTAGATTTAATCCTTTAGAAAAGAATTGAATTTATATTATAAACAGATATGGGAAAGCAATTTTTCTGGATTAATAGCCCATTGGGTAAAGATTTAGTATATTTGATAAATATTTATTTATGAAAAAAATACTATTCTTTTTACTGCTTTCGTGTTTTGCTTTTGGACAATTAAGTAAAGATAGCATTCAAAAAATTGCACAGCTTCATTTTGAAACCGAATTTGTACAGAAGCGACTTAAAGATCCTTATAGTTATGAATTAAAAAAAATATGGTCTATTCCTATCTCACAAGAAGAATACTTACACAAACTTATGTATAGTAGAGTTGAACTTAGCAATAATAAAAATTTTTCAAGGAAAGAACGATCAGAATTTTCAGAATCGGCTGTAAATACTAGAAAACAACTTGATACATTAAACCAGAGTGAAAAGAACAAAATAACCTTTTATGATGTATGTTTTGATATTTATGCAGCAAATAATTACGGAAATAAAATATTAGGAAAATATAAGCTCCGGGTAAAAACTACCGGAGAAATTTTCGGAGATATCGCCGAAAGAGATAATTAACAAAAAAAACGCCGACTTGTGAGAGTTCAGGCGTTTTTTTATTTTTGTGATATGCTTCACAGTTCCCCACAATCTAAAGGCCGATCCTCAAAACACATCCAGAACCGTAACCACAAGTTGGCTGCACGTTTTTACTGGTATTCTGTGATTTTAGGCCTTAATTTCACTAGATGTCTGGAAGAGCTGGAGCAGGAATTTGATATAACCAGTGCCAGGATCTGTGATCTACTTGCTGAATGTGGAGATATTATTACAGAACTGGAGCGAAATCATATAACGGTACAGCAGCTAAAAAACCGCTATACCTTTTTGAATTGGAGTTATAATTTTAATTCCTCCAGACAGTCTCCCATTGTTGTACAACAGTCTTTGCCCCTTTTCTAAGAAGTTGGTCGGCTTTTGATTTATTGGTAAAAGCACTGTAATAGCTGTCTTTATAGCCCTGCAAAGCCTTGTATATTTTCTCGTTTAGCTGCATATAAGCTAATCCTTTTTCTCTTGCAGGCTGTGGGGCCAGGGAATTACTTTCACCCATAAGTTTATCTATAACCGTTAAAGTAATGTTTCCAGTGACAATCTGATACAGACTGTCTACATCTTCCCGGCTTTCTGATATACGCACCAATACAGCCGGATATGATAAAGGTGGCATTTCTTCCTGAAGCTGTCCGTAATCCAGATCAATGTATTTTATCTCTGTGACAGTTCCCAATAGCTCTAAAAGCTTTTCATATAATTTATCCATGTTATAAGTTTTTTTAAGGTTTTAATGTTTTTCTAACTTCTTCAACGCATATTTTCATAAGCCTTTCTTTTAGCTTTACAGATTCTTCAGGAGTGCCTATATATTTACGTTTTGGGATCTTTTGGTTAATAGTCCGGGTGAAGGCGGAAACGTTGATTTTATCGCCTGTTTTTGTCTTCCTGGTATGTTCGCCTACATTCTGCGTAACTTTACCCTCAAACCCCTCATTATGGGCTTTTGCATAGGGTACGTCAGCACCTCCGGCAACGATACTAACTTCATTTTCCCGGAGCTTTGAAATCCGGATACTTCTTTTAAGTTTTAATGTTTTTTGTAATAGTTTTCTACCGATGTCGTCTTCTTTACCCCATTTTGTGGGATTCTTTCTTTTTGGCCATTCCTGGAATGTTTCACCCTGCCAACCTTCTTTTTCAAAGTTTTCGAATGTGAAATTTAACATCTCTTCACCACAAATCGCAGGCAGATCACGGAATGTTTGAGCCAGCCTCTCTTTCTTTTTTTTAATTATTTCTTCTAGTGAATTTGCCATTTGTTTACTTTTATGAAAACATGATATGTTTAATAGTTCTAATTATTTTGTATATTTGCAATACAGAGGGTACAGGTAATGCTGCCCATTGTGCCAAGAACCACTCCTTTGGGAGTGGTTTTTTTATGGGTAATAGTGTATTTTTCCATCCACTATATAAATGATCTTTTGAAAACGGTACACTGTTTGGCCGTTAAACATTCTGATGCTGTTTTCCAGTCTTTCCAATTCAAAAGCTTCAGCATCCGGAAAATGTAATATCGCAATATCTGCAAGTTTATCCTTACTGTGATTCAATGCTCTTTTAATAGTATTTTTACCACTTCCCAGAATAGAGCTGATATCAAATGTTTTTCCGTTCAGGGTGCCATCAGTTTTTTTACCGGGTATCTGCGGGTTTTCACTGGTTAAAATAATCTCATCCCCTTTTTTGAAGAAAAGATCCTGCACCTCTTTTTCATACTTCCCTGTTTTCTTATCGAAATTGTGATGTATGTGTGTAGCTTTTACACCTAAAGTATCCATGTCAAAAGTGACATCTTTATACTCTTTATTCTTCTGAAGATCATAGAACCTAAACCATCGCTGCCCATGCTTTTCAGAATATGCAAATACTTCTTTCGGTGTATTGGCGATATAAGTATTATCGTTTGTGAAAATTTCACCATTTACAGCGACGTTATTCTTGAAAGCTTCCGGGATATCCGGGAAATTTACATTTTCTGTAGGTTCTGCATTTCTAAGCCTTCTAATTGTTGTACGGCAGTTGAAATGGTTTGGCGGCCAATAGATCAGCAGCATAGGATCATCCACGGACATAATAACCTTATTCAAAGGGCTGCATATATCAGAGGTATGATCGTCCATTACAACGTCAAACTGCACAAATGGAAAAATATGTTTATCCCGCTGCACCTCTTTCCATAATCTGGCCATTTGTGCGCCTGCTACGATCGTATCGTACTCAGTCTTCAGATAACGGTTTGAATCTCCGACCACCTTTTCAGCTTCTTTTTTAAAGCTATTCCAGGGACGTAGTTTTCCTTCTTCATCCAGTAATAGATTAGAAAGACGCTTAGCATCATTGTGGTTCTTTGCAACTGAGAATTTCCAGACGTTATTTTTCAGGATCTTGCGCAGCTCTTCATCCGGACTATCGTAATCAATCTGATTAATAGAATCAGCAAATTTTCCAGCCATCTTCTGAACCGATGGTTTGTGATAACCTTTTTCCGGGATATCTTTTTCTTTGTAGATATCACGTATAAGATCTTCCCATTCGTTGGCCATGAGATCCGCCCAGTCCGGCTGTGGTTTATGTGCTAACTGGTGACCATGTGAGCAGATATGCAGATACTCATTTTCGAGCTTTTGCCAGTCCAGCTCCTCGTATAGATAAAAGTCTACCGAGGAGCGTGGGCGAAAAAATTGCGTAGTCTACCAAATGCAGACAGATTTTTGGCTTTTACCTTTGTACGCTTTCCTTTTTCTTCCTTAGGGTCTGAAGTATCTTTTTTCTTTTCTTCAGGTGCAGGATCTGGATTATTAGGATCACTTTCCGGAGTAGGATTTTGTCTTTCTTTCTTATTACCTCTTGGTAATCCGAAAGTTTCATAGAAGAAAGAATCATCCACACCGTCCTCTGTGATCTCATCAACTTCTTTAGCAATTTGCATCCGCTGCTCTGGATCTAAACGATCTTCCTCGACGGTCTTAAAGAATCCCTGTTTTACGGGATATCCTCTTTTCTCCAATAAAGGCACCAAGTGTCTATTTAAAATACGTCTTACCCAGCGCCTATCTGCTTTATTTACATCTTCTTCAGTAGCTTCATGTACTTTACCTTGAGCTAAACTACTACCATCTTTTGTAGTCATAGTCTGGGAAATAACCCCGATTAGCATTTGTTCATCACACCAATCCAGAAAGCTTCGGTGAAGTCCGTTTTTTCCGCCTTCTCCGGAGCTTCTGCCGATTGTTTCTACTTTACTTTTATTGCTGGTTACAATGGAACCACCCGCCCCTCTGGAGGCAAAAGCTGTTTCCATTTCTTCGCGCCCGGTCTCATCCTCCGGATCATAATAACCTGCCAGAATATCAATACCGAAAAGCTCACAGAATTGCGCATAATCAGATCCGCCGTTACGCTTAAATATTGCGTGTGGTGACGTTTTCCAGAATAGCCCCAGATCATTGTCTTTTCCAAGGTTCAATAAATACTCATCATCTTCATACGAGATACCCACTTCATCAGTGAGATCTCTTTTAATAATTTTCTTTACTGTATCCAGGTTCCCCCGTGGTACTGAGTAAATACTAAAGCCTTCAGGGCTAAAGCCCAATTCTATTACGGATTTTCCGTAAAATATGGTAAGCATTATTTCTCGTAAAAGCTCTTCAAATTCGGGGGTATCAATAAAGTCAGCCATTTCGATTACCTCTTCACCATTACTTAGAAATACCCAATCGGCATTTGTTACCTTTCGGATACGTTTATCCATCGCATCTGAAAGCACTAAATCTACCAACAGATTGTTATAAAGACTTACAAGACTATTACGTTTACCGCGGTCAGCAGCACGTACAGCACTCTTCCAGGTTTCAATATTGGCAGCATCTCTTTTGGGAGGTTGTACGACCAGTACCTGGCTTAATTTAATTTCCTTTGATCCTCCGCGTTTTTCCTTAGCCTGGGCAGCTAATGTTTGAGTTCTTTTGTTCATGGCTAGTAATAATTTTCTCGTTTAGGGTTTGAGGTCATAGTAAAGCTGGTAGTCTTTGTATCTTCTTTTTTTTGGAAGGTTGTCGGCATTCCTTTGTATACTTCATTTAGCCAGCCTTTGGCATCCTGATACCGGAGTTTTTTATCTTCATAATCGATGGAAGGGTTTGAAAGACCGATCAGCCTCCATATGGCGATATCTTTAATATACTGTAGCAGCAAAGCGCTGCGATCATCCCCCCTTGCAGAGAAAATGGCTGCGGTATCATAATGCTTTGATAATTTTGTTTCGGCGTATTCTACCGCCATATCTATACATGCCAGGGCTATCGTTTCATCGTCCCGGATTATTGCTTTTATCTCTTCGTCATAAGCATGGGTACGAAGTTCCTGAGGTGTTAAAAATTGGTTCATGGTTAATATCGTTTTTGGTTTGGTTTTATAGCATATACTCTTATCGGCCCGGTACTTTCTTTTGATTTGTGATTAACGCGCCATACGCCGCCTTCTACGGCATCGGGGCCGTCATCATGGGCGCGGCTTTTGGGAGACAAAGCCAAAAACTGGAATTCCATATTTTTCATGTAGGGCTTTCCTTTCAGTTCCTCATTAAATATTAGTTTCCCGGAGCGGTTTAAGGGTTCTAAATTCGATTCAATACGGTAGAATTTTTCGGGCTTTTTCCGATCGTCCGGCTTTAATGATAAAGTTCTGTTATGCCTTTTATTGGCGGCCTTTATCTCTTGTTTTAACATGTCATCAATCCATGGCCATTCTATCCAGAAATACACCGCTGTGCGGTCGGCGACATAGTCCAATATTTCAAACTGCCAGTCGAGCATCTTTGCCGTACTGGTCTGGTCACAACCAACCCAGATCACATGGTATTCATCTTTCCATTTTCCGATAAGTACTGTCGCCTTGTAATCCGCATTCTTTTTATAGGACGGGTCGGTATAAGCGATTAGGAACTTATACTTGTGCAGCGGTTTGATTTTGCCGTAATTAAGTTTTTGGAATACTTTGCCTAAAACAACGGGGTTATTAAAGTATTCTTTCTGAGCAGATGCTCTGGAGATTTTAGACAAAACCTCGTCGATCATTTCTTCAGTATTCTTTGCCGGCCAGGTACTTTTTCCGTTTTCATCCCGGATATTAACAATCTGATAGAAATTAGCCATCTCCATAGCCTTTTTCACGCAGCAATAATCCGCAATGATGTTACCGTTAAAAATGATTAACATAGGATTGGAAATAGACCGGGTGCCATAAAGTGCCTGTTCGAACCATTCCCATTTTTTATCTACGATATCCGGATTTCTACAATCTTCATCCGTGTCAAAGTCGTCCATAACAATAACATCAGGTCGAACTTCTTCGTTTCTGGCTCCCCTTGGAGCATTCCCGAAACCTACACCGATAAACATTGCTCCGCTCTTTATCGTAAATTGATCCTCCCGCCAGTGGCCGTGATTTTCCTGCTCTCCGTAGTCATTAATAATCCTTTTATTATTTTCAAATGCTTTTTTTAAAGGACTTAATAACCTTCCCGCAGATTCATTGGTGGCAGATCCGTAGATAATAAATCGCTTTTTTCCTGTTAGTGCAAGCTTACATATTTCCATCATCGTACGCCCTGATTTTGAAAGCTCCCGTGACCATGGTCTTACCTCATACCAATTCGGGTTGTTCATTACCCTTTTGGTTGATTCCTTGTGAAAGGTCTCCGGTTCGGCAGTACAGTATTTTTTGAAATAGTATTTAAACCAGGCTTCATCGTCTGCCTCCAGACGTTTTATTCTCTCTGCTTTGTCTTTAGGATCTTCAAAAGGATCTACACTATCACTATCATCATTCTCAGTAATCAGATCGCTATAGTACAAATCCCAGAAGTCCAGAGCTTCTTTCTCCTCTCGGGTATATCGTTTCGCCATGATTACCGAAGTTTTGTTTGGATATAGGCGTGCGCATATTTACCGATCAGCTGCGCATCTTCTTTATTATTCTTCTTTACCTCATTGAGAAATAAGGTGAGTACATCAATAGTATCTTTGATTCCGGTTTCATGTTCCAGATCTTTAATATCCTTTATCAAATAGCGTCTTACGTTTGCAACCTTAGAATCTGCGAACCTTGTGCCTTCAGGTTTAGCCTTTATCGCTTCATTGATTTCTACCAGTTCGTCCTGAAGGTTAATTAATTGCTCTTCCCTGGTTAGGATGGTATTTCTTTTATACTTCTTCCAATTGCCCGCTGTAATCCATTCGCCTATCGTCTTCTCAGATACTCCTGTTTTTTCAGCAAGTTCTTTCTGAGAGGTGATATTTTCCTTGGTGTACAAAAGCCGGGCATGTTCCTGTAAACGATCTCTTTCCTCGTTCGTTAGTCGTCCTTTTTTTGCCATTTCTTGGTTATTAGTTTAAGCAAAGGTCTTTCTATACTGGGGCTTACAGAAGTTGACAATCTATCATACCCCAAAATCCGGGGTATGATACCCTGATATTCCGGGTATCATAAGTGGCCAACTTTCCGGAGGCTGTTTTTCGGGCAAAATTTGCAACACCGAAACGAACGGAATACACGAAAAATACCCATGAAAGCACCCTTATTTTTAACCAATGACCCAAACGAAAGAAACTCATACGGGTTCTTTGTAGATACCGCAGGAATTGATCTGAAAAGCAGATTTGAACCAAACCCTGTATGCCTTAATAATCACAACAACGATACAAAGGCTGTCCTGGGTAAATGGGTAGATATCGAAATAAAGGACGGCAAATTATATATGCGTCCTGCTTTTGACACTAAAGATCCAGAAGGTGAAGAAGTGGTAAGAAAAGTACTGGCAGGTACTATAAAAGGATGTTCTCTCGGAATTATGTTCGATCCTGCCGATATGGTCAAGGAAAACGGCAAAATTATCCTTAAAAAATGTATCCTGTTTGAAGTGTCTATCGTGGCAGTTCCTTCCAATGGAAATGCTATTGCACTCTTCTCTATGGATGGTAAACAGCTTTCTGAAACGGAAATTAAGACGCTTTGCCTTTCCCTCCAATCCCCAGAACCTAAAAAAGAAAATCATAAAACCATGAAATTACTGACTACACACCTGCAACTCGCTGAGAATGCAGACGAAACGGCTGTATTAACTGCTGTAAAAGATATTGAAGCAAAATTAACCGCTTCAAAAAATGAAACTGCTGAGCTGAAGACAAAGTACGATGCTTTAAAGGCTGCTCAGGACGCTAAAGAGAAAGCTGAACTGGAAGCTGAATTATCTGCTGCTGTTACAGACGGTAGAATCGACGAAGCCGGAAAAGCTCACTTTCAGGAATTGTCTTTCGAAAGTGCTATGAAGCTGTTAAAAGCTATTCCGAAGCGTAAAAGTGTACAGTCTGAAGTGAAGGAAGGCAGTAGTGATCCTCTGGAGCAATACGAAAAGCTTTCCTGGTCTCAGCTCGATAAAGGCGGACACTTGGCCACCCTTAAACTAAACCACCCGGAGTATTATACGGAACGCTTTAAAAAGCAGTATAACCGGGAACCTAAAAACTAAAAAACTAATAACCATTAAAAACTTAAAATTATGCCATTAGAACGCGAAATTTGGGAAGGAACCGTACAGGAGAAACTTGTAGAAGATAATTCCTGGTTGCAGGCTGTTTCCGATGTGGAAGACAGCAGTATCGTAAACGGTAGAATCGTTCACATCCCACAAGCTGGCGCACCATCCAAAGTGGAAAAAAACCGCCAAACATTACCCGCTCAGGTAAAACAACGTAAAGACGCGGAGGTACTTTATGTTATCGACGAATATACCACCGATCCGATTCACATCTCCAATGCTGATACCAAAGAACTTTCCTACGATAAACGTAGAAGTATTCTGGATCAGGATGTAGAAAACCTGTCGGAAGAGGTAGCCGAAGGGATGCTGACAAACTTTGTTGTATCTCCAATTGGTGATAATAAAGAACTTCCGAAAGATCACATTTTATTCACTACAGGTGATTTGGTAGATGCCAGTGCAGACAATGCTACAGGAAAAAGAAAAGCTGAAAGTCTTAATGACCTTCAAACTATGCGTGTTTTCTTCAAAAGAAAGAAAGCCTGGACAGAAAACCAGATGTTCTGCTTGTTATCAGCCGCTGCTGAAGCACGTTTATTTCCTGCGAATTCCATGTTAACGGCTACTTATATGGCTGCTGTAACGGAAGAGGAAAGAAGATCTGGTGTAATGTATAAAGTACAGGGCTGGAAGATCTTCTCCAGATCTAGTGTATACACCCTTTCTCCGGATAAAACTTTTAAAGCCTTTGGAGGTATTGGTGAAGCGACAGACTGTGAAGGATCTTTATTCTGGAATAAAACCAAAGTAGAAAAAGCCTTTGGAACTATGGAAACTTTCGACAGAGAAAGAGATCCACAGTACTACGGAGATATTTACTCATTCTTAGTAAGAATGGGCGGAAGAGCAAAAAGAGCCGATTACGCAGGTGTCGGTGTATTGATGCAAGCTCCGGCAGCATAATAACCTCTTTTCATAACCAAAAAGCCTGGAGGAGCTTTTGTCTCCTCCAGGTTCCTTAAAAAACTAATAACCGTGAGAACCATTAAATATCTTGTCTTACACTGTACAGCCACTCCTCAAAATACAACTATTGAAAGTATAGAAAGATACTGGCGTAGTGTACTGGGTTGGAAAAACCCAGGTTATCATTATATGATAAAAGCAAATGGAGAGATTATCAATACTCTTCCTATCGAACAAATTGCAAACGGTGTGGCAGGATACAATACTCCAAGTATCCATATTTCTTATATCGGTGGTGTAGATTCAAAAAATCAACCATTGGATAATCGAACCGAAGCGCAAAAAGCTGCACAAATCAAACTCTTAAACCAGCTTAAACAGAAATTTCCTACCGCTGAAATAAAAGGTCACAGAGATTTCCCAGGAGTTAAGAAAGCTTGTCCAAGCTTTGATGTTAAATCCTGGCTAAAGTCTATCAATTTTAAAGTATAGCGAATGCCAGAACTACCGCAGCCCTTTGAGCAAGAGGATATACGAAAAGATCCCAAAGCGGTAGTAATTGGGCTTCTTATAGGACTGCTTCTTTTATGTTGTGGCGCTATAGGGTTCATCTACCGGGAAAAAGAAAAACAGAGTGAGAGATTATACCAGGTTATCCTGGATGAGCGCAATCAGCGCATCGAGAATTACGAGAAAATGATCTTCTGGCAAAATCAAACCAAGACACTAAAAGCCAGGGACAGCTTAATTAAACAACAAACCGCACCATACGTGCAAAAAATATTACCATGACATCCAAATTAAAAAACATTATTTCTTTCGGTGTTCTGGGGACTTTTTTAGCCCTGAGTATAGGGCTAAATATCCACCAGGAATATAAAGGGGCTGAAAAGGAAAAACAAATGACCGTACTCTTAACCCAGGGCGGAAATAATAAAATCGTAGAGAAGTATACCAGAGACAGTATTACACATACTGTTTTCAATGAAAAAATCATTAATAACTCTACATCGGAAAAAATCGCAGTTCTGGACAGAACCTACGCCGATAGTCTTCAGAAAGCTTTGAAAATAAGCATTGATAAAATAGACCAGGTTACAAAAGTTAACGGCAAATTGGAAGCGCAATTGGCTTTAATTTCAAAACAGAATGATAAAGGCCAGATCATAAAAAGCCATAAAGATAAGTACCTGGATCTGGTGTATTACCCGGATACGGATTCCGTTAAGCTTGCATATGATATAAATCTGAATGAAGCCAGGTACAGCCAGAGAAAATGGCTACTAGGAGCAAAGCAGAATTATATTAATGTATACTCGGATGATCCCAGAGTAACCATTAACGGGCTAAAATCCTTCAGGCTAAAGGAGAAACCTCCGAACCGCTTCGGTATAGGTCTTTCAGCAGGCTACGGCCTTGCAAAAGATGGAACCACTATAAAGGCCACACCTTACTTCGGAATAGGACTTAACTACAATCTAATCGAATTTTAAAAATAACAACCATGTCAAAAACATTTAAAAACGTATTCGCAGCAGCAGCTTTCGCAATTTTTAACACTCATAAAGAGTTGGATCTTATTCATGTTACTTCAGATGGTCAAGGCTTTACAAAAGATAATAAGAATAAGGCTCATGATCATGCCCGTTATCTGAAAGATGACAGAGTGGAAACCTTTGAAAGAGGTTTTGAAGATGCCTATTCGGAACCGGAGGAAGCGGATGCTTTGGAAACTGAAGAGGATATCGAACCAGATCCGGCGGATGTACAGAATACAGAACAAACTCCAGAAACTGAAAAGCAGACTGATTCTTTAAATACTGGTGACGGTATTGAACCAGGTGCAGCCGAAAAAAACGATTTAATCTCAAAGTATAAGGAATTGTACGGCGTAGCACCAGTTCATAACATCAGCTTAGAAAAGTTAAAAGCGAAAGTCGAAGAAAAGGAAGCTGAAGGAAAACAGTCAGGCACTGATACTGAAACCGTAGAGAAAAAAGAGGCTTCTGAAGATAAAGGAGCTACTGAGCAGCCAGAGGCTTAAAAGTCCTTTAAAAGCTTTTTAAAATCGAATTACAAAAAATTAAAACTTAAAAACTAATAACCATAAAAACTTAAAAATTATGTCAACATTACACGGCACGCAGTTGCTAGAATTTGCACCAGTTACCGCGGATGGTTCTATGCCTTTAGAAGCAGCCTGGACGGAATTATGCAAGACTTATCGCGATAGCTTCGAGATTTTGGATGATGATCCGGAGGAGGCTGATGAGTATGGAGACCAGCAAGACGAACCTATTGAAAGCTTCTTTATTGCAGGTAAAACCAAAGGGAAATTTTCTACCTACGATTATGATCCGGCAACATTAAAAAAATTAATGGGCGGTACTGTAGTCGATGGTGAATGGGAAGAGGGCAATAAAAAACCTCAAAAAATCGCATTAAGAGTGAAAACGGATAGTAACCACCAGATCGCTTACGCAGTAGTGTCTTTATTTGCTAAGAAAAACCTGAAGGTAAAGAAAAAAGAAGTCGCTTTGGTCGACTGTACTTTCACCGCATTAAGTAAAGCTAAAATTAAAAAGTTACCATAAACCATGAAAGCGGATATAGAAAAACAAGCCGCGGAATTATTATTAAAAAGAGGTGTAAAAGTGCCAGTCACTGCACCTCTTTTATTTAGGCTATTCAGGAAGAAAATTATTAATCTGGTGGTAAAATCGCCAACAGTTCTCACTTATCTAAAAGTAGCTCATAAGTTTCTCGAAATGGAGGTAGATCCTTACCGGGATATCGAATTAAAAGAAGCTTTTGAGGTCTATGCAAAGCATGGTAAAAAAGAAAGCGAGATTATAGCCTTATGCCTATTAAATAATCGATTCCTATACTGGCTCAATAAGCCCCTGGCTTGGTGGCTACGTGGCAAAATTACCGAGACTGAAAGCAATTATCTGTACCAGTTAATTGTTGTATACGGCGGTGTACAGGATTTTATCAATACTATCAGGTTAATCAGGACGACGAGGATGACGGCGCCGATGAATCTGAGCCAAAAGAAGGTGAGTTAAAAAGTGAAAGCTTTCATAGCACTTTCGGTTTCCTTTACGTAATCGCTGAAAAAACAGGCTGGTCACAAAACCAGATTTTAAATACACCATTTGCACAGCTTAACATGATGTTAGCTGATGCACCAAAGCTCATAAAAAAGAAAAAAACAATAAACACCGAAGAGGACTTGGAAAGGGTTTTCGGAGCAAAAATTGAATAATCATGGCTAACGATAACGAGAGTATAGAAATAAAATTTGTCATTAACTCCGGAGAGGTAATGAAGGAATATAATGCTTTGGTATCCGGCTCTAAAGATGTCGACAAAGCAACGGAATCACTGAAAAACAAGTATAACCAGATGAATGCTGCCCAGGTTCTTAATGCCAAAGGGGCAAAGGATGTCAAAGAAGCCATTAATAATATAGGTGAGGCGGTAAAAAAAAATCAGTTTGATGGCTTCGGGATTACCAAGGAAAATATTGAATTGCAAAAGCAAGGTATAAAATCCCTGGAAGCAGAAATCAAACGCGCTAATAAAGAAATTAAGTCTACAGCTCCGGGTACGGAGAAGATGCAGAAAATAGAAAGTAAGAACCAACTTATCGCAGAGCTGGAAGCTGAAAAAAAGGCTTTGTCTGAAATGGAAGCCAGTTTAAAGTCTTTACAAGATACGAAGGTTAAAATCATAGATCCTCAGGAAATCGCCAAACAAACAAAATCTGTCGATAACCTAAATAAAGGCCTTGGAGGCACACCTGGAAAAATAAAGGAAATTGAAAATGCTACCGGACAAACCACGAAAGGGGTTAATAAATTAACAAGCTCTTTCAATCCTTTGAGTAATTCTGTTGCTCAGTTGGCCAGAGAGGTTCCAGCTTTTACCTATTCTGCGCAAACGGGTTTTATGGCTATATCGAATAACCTGCCGATTTTATTTGATGCCTTAAAGCAAGTCAGCAACCAACAAAAGGTTATGAAGGCTGAAGCCGTTGAATTTGCAGCAGCACAAAAAGCCCTCGCTTATGAACAATCTATTGCCACAGGGGGCAGTGTAAAGCAGGCTACTGCTCTGGGAAAACAAGCTGAAGCACAGGCAATGGCTAATTTTAATGCCAATAAGGGGCCTTCAGTACTAAAGCAGCTCGCTTCATCAGTCTTTTCATTTAATACACTGCTAATGCTTGGTATTACAGTTCTTACCGTATATGGTGATAAGATTTGGGAATGGAGCAAAGGGATGATGAAAGCAGCGTCTACAGCAGATACCTTAAAAAAAGTCACATCAGATCTTAACGAAGCGATGAAAGAAGGCCATAAAAATGCATCTAAAGAGCTATCGGATTTGGAGCTGAGTATCAGAAAGCTTAAGGATGAAAGCCAGACCAGGGAGCAACGATTGTCTACGGCAGTTAAAATGCAAAAGATGTACCCGGAGATCTTCGGAAATATGAAAGCAGAGCGTATGCTGGTAGAGGATCTTTCAAAAAAATACAATGTTCTTAAAGATTCGATCATAGCAGCAGCTATGGCAGACGCTACCAGAAATAAAATCGCTGAAGCTACGGCAGATTTTATGGACAAAGAAAAGGAAAACCTTGAAAAGGTTGGCCTTGCGAAAATAAAGCTTGCAAAAATACAGAGTACTCCAGATGACAAAATAACCGGAGGTATAGAAATAACCGGAGGAACCGGGGGCGTAGGTGCCGGATCTCGTGTGAAAAGTAAATCTGAATTACTCAGGGAAGCTGAAAACGAGTTAAAGGTCAACAGAGATAAACGAGCGAAGGATGTACAAAACTACAATACTTATGTAGATAAAATGTCCCAGATCAATCTTGGATATCAAAAGAAGGTTATCATTAAGACAGAGGATATCGCCACACCCGGAACTGAGAGCCGTTATGATCATGAATTGTCCAGGCTTAAGAAATTAAAAGCTGCTGCTAAAGTGGGTTCCAAAGAATGGAACGATTACCGCAACCAGATAAAGGAGATTGAAAAGCTCGTTAATCCCAAAGCTCCGAAAAAAGAATCTAATCGCCAGATTGCAGAGATTTTTCCTGAAGGATCTATAAAAGATCTGGAGCGCCGGGTAGCACTTTACAATGAGGCTATTGATAAAGGTGTTAACGGTACTGTAAAACTTCAGAAGCTTGATAAATACGGACAGAGCAAAGATAAAAAGGGTAATCCTTACTTTACGGGTGAAGTGGTTTCTGATACCGAGGCCAAAAGCCGCCGGGATAAACTGGAGGCAGAATTGGAGGAAAAACGTAACGCTCTAAAATATAAAAGCTTTGATGAGATGCTTACCGATATGGAAGATCGTTGGAGCAGATACTACACATATCAAAAGGAATACGGAGCTGAAGCAGCTAATAAGCAGTTTCCGGAACTGAAAAAACAAGCGAAATCATTCTTTGACTTTCTGGAGAATAAAAAAGCAGGCTTTGACAGTATCGTTATTAATGGTGGCACATTAACTGAAGGTCAGAAAAATGACCATGAGCAGGTTAAAAAGAAGATTGCTGAACTTCGGGGCGATAAGGATCTTCTGGATAATATTACCCGCTCGGTAGATGTTGCCCTGGCTAAGATACCATTACTTTCAGATCAGATCGACTATTTACAGGCTGAGATGGATAAGGCTAAGGGTAGCGGTGAGAAAATGGATAAAGGCGTATATAATATGCTTTCCGGTAAAATGGTAGAGAAAAAGCAGGAGCTTACCGATATGATGACAGAGTTTGTCAATACACATCAAAGCTTTGAAGCCCAGCGCGCGGCAATTACTGCAAAATATACCGCAATGCGCGCAAAAATAGAAAAAGCAGGTGCCTCACCTGAAACTACGCGCCTGGTGTTTGAAGTTGAAAGACAAAAACAGCAGGAACTTGATGCCGTTAACTCCGCAGAATATGCAAAGCAATCGCTGTACGAAAAGTTTTCTCAGAACCTTATGGGAATCACCAAGCGAGAGCTGGCCAATCGTATAGCCTCCCTGGAAGAATATTTAAGATTGTCTAAAGGTCTTTTAAATGATGAGCAGAAAAATTTTATCGAAGCTGAGCTAGAAAAGGCAAAAAAACTGAAATCTACCTTTAATGTTGGGACAGAGGAAAAACAATTGCTTCAGCAGAAAGCAAAACTAAGACAAGACATTAAAGATAAACAGGCGAAAGGTAACGAGGATATTGTAAAAGAAGCGGCCGACTTAGAAGTTGTTAACGGAAAGCTTAAGGAGATACTGGCTAAAAGGGCGGCAATGGCATCGGATATCGCAGGAGCTTTGGCATCCGGGTTTAGAAATATTGCCAGCGCTATCGACGATAGTAATGCAGGGTTAGCCGATACGCTTGATACATTGGGTGATATTGCCGGAATTGCACAGAATGCAGCCGGGGCTTTCGCTTCTTTTGCTTCAGGTGATATCGTTGGGGGTATATCGCAAACCTTTTCAGCCATTACCGGAATATTCTCCATAGGAAAGAAAGCCCGAGAATCAGAAAAGAAGGCACGCGAGGAAATGAAGAAGTACCAGGATAGTATTTTTCAATCCGGTTTAGATTACCAGGCATTACTTCGCCAGCGTTTATCTGAAGAGTTAAAAATCAACGATACTTATAAGTCCAGAATCCAGAATATTAAGGATGAAATGGCTTTAAATGCTAAGAATAAAGAATCTATCCTACGTGATCAGGAAGCCGTTTTAAAAAGACTATTGAATGCACAGACCGTTACCGGAATGCATACGGAGAAATACGGTGGTTTCTTAGGGATTGGTAAGAAAACAAGAGCTGTAGAGGAGCTTTCGAAGGTCGGAGATCTGTTAGGATTGCAAGGTTATAAAGAAGACCCTTTTGCAGGATTGTCTTCATTTATGAAAAAATTCATGGGAATTAAAAACAACCCATTTGCTAATCTTTTCCCGCCTGAAACGATTGCTGTTTCAGATGATCTTTTCGATAAGTTGGCAAAGCTTAATGCTGAAAAGCCATTAACCGGAGATGCAAAGACCGCTTATGAGCAGTTGTTGAAACTGAAGGAAGAATATGGCTCTATTGATGCACTTAACCGTGATCTGGAAAAGCAGCTAAAAGATGCCGTTACCGGAACCACTGCCCAAAGTTTGGCTGATAGTATTAAAGAGGGAATATTATCCGGTAAAAAGCAATTTTCTGATTTTGCCGATGATATCGAAGGCTTTTTACGCCAGGGTATTATTGCCGGGATGTCGGCAAAAGTAATTGAGCCACAAATACAGAAGCTTCAGGATGAATTAGCGGGTTTCCTTGGTGATGGCGTACTGACTGAAGATGAAAAGCGACAGTTTCAGGAAATGTATATGAAGATTGCGTCTGAAGCATCACAGTATTTGGATCTTATCAATCAGACAGGTCTTAATGTTACCGGAACTGTCGGTTCTGCAAACTCTTTACAGGGCGCTTATAAAGCAGCAAGTCAGGAAAGTATTGATCTGTTAAGCGGCCAAACAAGCGGTATGCGTGTAGCACAGTTAGAAACGAATCAGATACTAAAAGCCGGAGCTGCACAGCAGATGGCACAAACCAGTAAAATGCTGGAGGTACAGATCGATATCGAACGTAATACCCGCAGAACCGCTGAGAATACAGAGGAACTCTATGATATTAACGAAGGGATTAAGAAAGTAGATAAAACACTCTCTTCACAGTATAACCAATTAAAAGCCGCAGGATTAAAATAATGAATGCTTACGATACATTAAACGGAAAAAATCTACTGGATATATTTAACCTGGTCATTCAAACCGGAGCCGAACAATTCTTAGAATATCCAGAACGAAAGGAAACTTTAACGAATGATTGGGCGGAGGAAAACGGGCAGGATTATGATTTGTCTTTAGTTAAATTCAAAGATAAGGAAGTGACTTTAAGCTGCGCCCTTATGGCTCCTGATGATGGTGACTTCTGGCCATATTACCAGACTTTCTTTACAGAGATCACAAAGCCGGGCTGGCAGAATCTTTATATCTGGGATCATTCCCAGACCTACAAAGTTTTTTACAAGAAGACAGGGAATTTTAAACTGCCTTTAAAACGTATTAAAAATGTAGACAGAGTGTTTTTAAAGTTTAACCTCACATTACAAGTAAAATTCTGATGAAATACACAATAAAACGAAATAACAGTACAATTGCTCAGGTAGTTCCGCAGGGGAACATATCTACTAAGATCATGGGCGAAGAGCTTGTAAATATGACCTTTGAATTATCGACAATGGTAAAATTCCAAATCGGTGATTCGGTTAATGTTTACGGAGTAAACTACTATCTTTTGCAGGCTCCTGTTGTTGAAAAGGTAAATACACGTCATTTTAAATACTCTTTGCAGTTCGGATCAATTATTTACGAGCTTTCAAAGATTCAATTATTATTCCCGGATGCAGGCAATAATTTAACTGTATCTGAAGGGAACCCTATCGGTAACGCTGATTTATTAATCGGTCATGTACTGAATAATGCCAACAGATTACAGTCAGGCTGGACAAAAGGCACTGTTATAGAAACAGAAGCTAAACAGGTAGACTTCAGCGAAGATAACTGCCTTTCTGCCCTGGCTAAGATTGCGGAAGCTTTTGAGGTTGAATACTGGATTGACGCTGATAAATCTATACATATTGTCGAGCGTAAAAGTGATAGCGGCTATTCCTTCCAATATGGTAAAAATAAGGGACTGAAGTCTATCACACGTAATCCGATGGATGGTTCTAACATTGTTACGCGCCTTTATGCTTTGGGTTCTGAAAAGAATATCGGAGCAAAGTACCGTAACGGCTCAAAGCGCCTTAAAATGGATGTGCCTTACCTGGAAAAAAATACCGACATCTATAATGTTATAGAGCATACTAAAAAGTTTGATGAAGTGTTCCCGAAACGTATAGGAACCGTTACGGCTGTAGATGCTAACAACCCGCTTGTTTTTACAGATTCCACGATGGATTTTGATTTAAACGAGCGTGACGGAAACGGTACAACTATACTTATTCAAGGGATTCCTGCAAAGGTCACTTTTCAAACCGGACAGCTAGCGGGTTATATATTGGAAATAAAGGAAAACGGCTACCATACAGCAACGAAAACGTTTACCCTTAACAAGAATAAGGACGAAAAGGCAATCGAAGTTCCCAGCAACCTTATGCGCCCTAAAGTGGGCGATCAGTATATTATTACTGATATTGTTATGCCTGCTTCATATGTAACTAATGCCGAAGCCGAATTAAAATTAAAGGCGCAGGAATACCTGGATAAAAACTGTAAAGAACGTTTACAATATACTGTTGTTTCTGATCCGTTTTACTTCAAAGAGATAAACGCCAATATTGCCCTGGGGAAAACTATACATTTTACAGATGCAGACCTCGGTTTAGATGCAAACCTTCGTATATTAAGCATTAGCAAAGATTTACAGAACCCTTACAAAGTTGCTTTTGAAATTGGCGAAGATGCTGCAATAATTAGCATTGTACGTGCCTATATTGAAAAGGAAAAGCAACAAACGGCTATTATCAAAGAGCAAAAATATAATGCTCAGTTGGCGCGTAGATCGTATGCGATGGCTCGCGAGGAATTCGACAAATACTTCGATAATTCGGGGTACTTAGACCCGATCAAAATAAAGCCGGAAAGTATTGAAACGGGAATGCTAATGGTAGGAACCCGAAGCCAACAGTTTAGCCTTCCTGATGTTGTTATTACCGTTGGAGCTGATAATACCAGTTTAAAGAATACAGCCGGGCAATTGGTTCATTTAACTGTTGATCCAAAGGCTCCACGTACCTGGCAAATAGCTGCGAATACTCAGTACGGGTTAAGCACTAATTTTAATTATCTGTATGTAAAAGCCGACAAGAAAGGAAATAACGCCGCTTTAATGGCTACTGAAGTAAAATTATTATTAGACAGTGATCCGGTATTTTATTATTTTCTGATCGGGTCTGTTTCCTCTATTGTAGAGGGTTTCAGACGTGCTAAAGTAAATGCCGGTTATACTTCTGTTGCTCCTGGTGAAATTACAACAGGGCGCATTAGTTCTGCGGATGGTAGCAACTGGATAGACCTTTTACAGGATCGTATTGAAATAAACGCCCGTGTAAGATTTGCACCAGGTAGCCAGGCGCAGAACTATGTAGATAATTTATTCAATACGGCTAATCAGAATACAAAAGACGCTATCAATAATTTAAATATTGGAGGCCGAAATACTTATAAAAAAAGCACTCTTATTGATACTTTAAATGTAGATTTTCAACGTGAACATGTTGACACTCCAAATGGTTTCTACGCTGTGGGTAGAAATAACCCGGATGCAAATAATATAAGATTATGGGGTGTTATCTCCGGAAATGGAGAATGGACAGTATCATTTGAAATGAGAGGAACTCAATCGGTTGTGGTTGGTGTTGCTGTTGATATATGCGATATTGGTTTACAACATTTCAGCTCAACATCGGATAACTCATGGAAGAAATATTCATTAACAGTTAATGTAACGAATTATAGTGCTGATGTTTACAATTTTGTGGATTTCTCCCAGTTTGAATGGGCTTATTATTTAATTAGAAATATTAAAATTGAAGAAGGTAATAAAGCGACAGCCTGGACGCCTGCACCAGAAGATATTGAAAAAGAAATAACAACTGCAAATCAAAATGCTCAGGCTGCACAAATCGCGGCAAATACAGCTAATCAGGAAGCAATTGCTGCAAAAAAAATCTTAGCTGATATTGCCAATGATAATATTGTTACCTCACAGGAAAAACCTGATTTGTTACAAAGATGGAAGGGAATTGAATCTGAACGTACGAGATTGAATGCCCAGGCTGCAACATATAATATTAATACTGATAATTATAACAATTATTATGTTGCCCTGGCTAACTATTTAACCAATAGCGGTGTTTTTATAGATATGAGTGTAAGCACTAATGTAGATGGCCGTGAGTTTAATAATAATTTTTATAATTATTTAGATGTCCGTAATGACTTATATAAGTCTATTACAGATGCGGCAAAAGCTTATGCAAGTGGTCTTGTTAACAATTTGCAGATTGGTGGCAGAAACTTATTACAGAGAGCAGCCAATATTATAATGTCGGGTAATGACCATCAAAATTCCGATAACTCTGTTCCGGGAGAAATAACAATATTAAGATCAGGGAAATGGAACTGCTATAGCTGGCTAACTCTTCCACCGGGATATGATAAGGTAGATAAGCAATTAACCATGAGTCTCGAATTATATGTAGATCATCAAATCAATTTTGGTGTAGGTGTTCATTTTGCATACGAACAAAGTCTTTTGCGTAAAGATGTCTCATATATTCCGTCTGGGACATGGGTAAAGGTTTTTGTTACCTATGATAAAGTGATAGGCACTAATACTTCATTAATAGGGTTAGACGGCATCGATGCACCAGTAGGAACAAAGATAAAATATAGAAACTTCAAATTAGAAGAAGGTAGTAAGGCAACAGACTGGACACTTGCGCCTGAAGATATTCAAGCAGATATTAATAATGCTCAAAATAGCGCAAACCAGGCAAATAATAGTATTGCTAATCTTGGTGTTTTAGCTTGGAAAAATGCAGTAGATAAAGCTATGCTGGATGATACTATTATTGAGGGTGGTTATATCAAAACAACACTTATTAACGCCCAGGCAATTGTAATAGGCGGCGGTGGTGTAACAACTCCGGATTTAAGCAGCGCATTAAATAATATCAAAATTGGCGGCCGAAATTTAGTAGAGCTTTCCGATAATCCTTATGGTAGAAGTCCTATAAGATTTGGTTCAGATAACGGTTCAGTATTTCAGAACTTCCAAAACGGTTTTTTAATGATTAGTACCGCACAAAATGGTAGTGGTTATTTTGGAATATCCAGCGGAATTATCACACCAGGAAAAGAATATACTTTATCTGTAGAGGTATTCGGTTCTACTCCTTTTAGAATTGGAATTGGCTGGACGCAAATGAAAGAATTTGCCAGCCCCCAGATTGGTGAACCTATGGGCGGGGATTGGTTTAGGGTCTCATATACCTTTAAAGCTGCATATCCTGATTACTGGGTTATTACTATGATTAATATTGGAGCAGCAAACTTTAGTACTGCTTTTAGAAATTTTAAACTGGAAGAAGGTAATAAAGCGACAGCCTGGACGCCTGCACCTGAAGATGTAAACAAAAATATTGATGCAGTAAATCAAAATGCCCAGAATGCCCAGAATTCTGCTAATAATGCTCAAAGCTCCGCAAATAATGCGCAAACATCTGCAAACAACGCTCAAAATTCAGCTAATAACGCCCAGAATAGTGCTAATAGTGCAATTAATGCAGCGAATGGTTTGCAGAATCAGGTAAACGGATTAACAGAGGATGTTAAAAACAAAGTATTGGCAGCGTCTTATGCTTCGGGTAAATGTTTATATAGAGATACTGTTTTTAGTAAAGGAACGACAAACGGTATTTCTGTATATAATAATTCTGGAAGTGCTTCAGTTAAATTGTTTCTTTACTATGGAGATAGATACGGCGCACCTACAAATTCAAATTCTATTGCAGTTATCCAATATAATGGCGATGGTAATGTAACGCCATATTTAGGAGGGTTTACATTTGCAACGCCTACCAGGTCAGGAGCTATATTTGTTACCCGACTTATTGCTAAAATAGAGGTGGGATATGAAATTAGTTTTCATTCTAACCCTATAGGTGATGGTGGCAGTAGTCAGTGGATTACTTCAAATAAAGGCACAGGTAAATGGGAAGAATACATTTATCTTGTTAGATGTGGTACTTCGGGGGCTTTTAGTAGTACAAACTTTTTTGCTATTAACGGGGCTAACAAACATTTAGAATGGTATCTATGTTATGCATCAGTTTTTGATTTGACAGATGCGGAAAAAGATATCTATTCAGCAGTTGAAAATATACAGACGTCTTTAAATGATGTTAAAACAAAAACGGATAATTTCACCAGCATTCAGGGTGGTTTAATAATGTCCAATATTATGAGCGTTGGAAGTACACAGATGCAACAAAATGCGTTTTTATCAGGTGTTACAGATAATGGGGCATTAAGTATTCGTATCGGTGTTGGAGCAAATTATGCAAATAAGGATGCTGCGCCTTTCAGGGTTTTAGATAATGGTAAAATGTTTGCTTCAGATGCTGAAATTACAGGTATCATTAATGCTAACTCTGGCCGCATTGGTCAATTTAATATACAGGGCAGCTCATTAATAGCAAGTAGTACAGGCCAGCCAGATAATAGTTGGGCTCCTTGGTCATCTTTTGCAATGATAACGCCTGAAATGGTTATGTTTAGAACCAATGGCGCAAATACGGATAGTGTAAAAGAAGCCGGATTTGGGATAACTCAATCTGCCGGGACAGGTTCTGACGGTGCAATGGGCTTTATTAAGCATAATATTCAGAACTATGGAGGTACTAACATTGGACTGCGTGTACAGGCAAAGAACGCAACGGAAAACATTGCTTTGGATATTCTGGACGGTGATATCAGAGTAAAAGGTCAAAAGGGCTATACAGGACAATGGCGGGGGTTCTGGGTGCAAAACGGTTTAATCGTCTCCGTCTACTAACAAATTAAATAACAATTAAAAATAAATAATACCATGAAAAAATTAGAAATTCAATCAAAACAAATTACTGAAACATTAAAAGAGGACATAAACGGTCAAAAAATCTATTATCAATACACTTATGATGGTAATACACCAGCGAAGGTAATTAGTTTCAGCACGCAGTCTCAAAACAGTAAAATATTAAACGGTTCTTATCAGATTGATACTGCACAATTGACATTAAACGGAAATATTAGCACTATTGAAGATGTAGAGTTATTCAAAAGTATTTTCACTTCTGTATTGGAAATAGTTGAGAATACAAAGAAACCTGCTGAACCTACAACTGTTTAA